TTTACACTACACAGCAGTATATATATACCCTACAAAAAAAATATTTGCATATTTAAACATGTTAAAATTTTTATTTGATTTTTAGTGTAAATTGAAATAACCTACAATCTGTACATTATATTTTTTGTACGAAAAAACAACACATTTAAAATGTCAGAACCAATGTCAGTGGAGGACCCATCAAAATCGCCAAACTGGCGTGGATCAGAGTATATTGATAATTATGAAGCGCCAACTAGCTCGATATATTCATCGGCCACACTATCATGCAGTCATGCTGACTTTAAACCGCTAGAATTTCAAAGTACTTCTACATCGGATACATATACGCAACCATCACGACATCGCAAACGTATATATGGGGATGAGTTTAAGGAATTGACAATGTTGAATGTTCAACCACAATCGAAATTATTAAAACTTGATCAGCCACAACATCAAATATTATCATCGAATGATATTGATCGGCCATATAATATGCCTTTACCACAATTTGTATCAATTTCACAATTGAACGATCACAATACATTAACAAACAACAATTCAAATGGCACATCTGAAAATCTTATTATTACAAACAATGAACTTGTGGTGACAAGTTCAGCAATACAATCACAAGAGGAACAATTGCAACAGCAACACCTTCAAATCGACCCACCTAAAATACCAACACCAACTATAACTCAAAGAAACTACATCACAAAATATTTAGATTATAAGTCCATACCTAAACTGTGCGATGATTGCTTTATGGTGGGTTGTCTTTGCAAGTATTTTTATTGTTAAAAAAAATTGTACACATTTTCATAAAATAAACATCAAGTTTTTCAATATAATTTTTGTTTTTGGATTTTATTTTTCATACAAAATTTACTTCATACATGTATTAAGGTGATGTTGAAATTATTGATTTTATTATAATTCTTTGACAATGAACATTCATATTTCACTGGGTCAGCCGATGACATTGTTAGAAATGATTTCTGGATCATAGCCTGTCCAGTCATATTCATTGACATTCGTGGTAAGTAGATTCGAATATCGTTCGTTTGCAATGAGTACGTCTTATTAAGTAGATATTTTAAAGTCTCAATCATTGAACCGACATGTAATTGTGTAGTTTGTTGATTTGGAAATCTATCGTATATTATAATCCCATCATCGAGTAGAACGACTTCACCCAAAGTGCTAGGATCCAAACTATTTATGCGTTCATCGTCAAATATGGTGCCATTTAAATCAGCAAATTTTATATACATATTATTTATTGTATGATGTCAACTATACACTATTATATAAGAAAAATAAAAATTTTTTTTTTAAACAAGAACAAAAGTATTTCACATATTATAAACCATTGTCAGATGGGGAATTGTTGTTATTCATAAATGATGTAGCAGTTGAATCTAATGATAGATCATCAAAATCAATGATCGCTGCTGTAGGAACATTCATTACTACACTGCTGTCTTGACTACTTGGAGTTTGTTGACTACTAGCACCATCATCATCATCACCATATAAACCAAACACCCTATCAATAATGCTAGTAGCATTGCTCTGCTGTTCTTCATTATTATTTATAATATTAGGGTCGTTAACGACATCGACATCCATTGGTTCATTGTTAGCTTGTGCGCTTGGCGTATTTTCACGCTTAATTTGATTTTCTATTGTGCGATTTATTGTGGCAGCTATTTCATTTAAACGCTCCTGATATATTATATCCTGAGGCATTAACGCTGCAATAATTTTACGAACACGAAATGCCAACAAATAAATGTCGGTGGGATCTGTCGCTTGTTGAGCCAATGATTCAATTAATACGTGCGGCACATTCAAAGTGACGATATCGTTGTATATTTTCTTCATTTCAGCATATTTTTGAGACGTTTTATACGTATCATCGATAAACGTATTAATTGCATCAATATTCGTTGCTGTCGCTGATGTATATAATGTGGTATTCAAGAGACCCTTCAATCGACTCAAAATGTATTCATCATTTTTTCGTGGATCTTCGAGTTTTACCGTATATGGGTTCTTTATGGATGGTATCAATGTTGCAGGCATTGTATTCAAATTATATTGTACTTGTGTCGAATTAATCAATTGCGATAGATTCTTTTGTACTCGCATCAATGGTGTATCTTTTTGTCCCAACGAATCGAAGGCTTCGGACAATGTATTTAAATTTAATTCTTTACGAGCACCATATCGTAATATTCCAGTACTCAGTTCATTAATTTTAAATGTGATTTTTTGCATTTGATTTCGAATTTTAACATCAATACTTAACAAACGGGTCGTTTGTCTTTGAATTGCTTTCGATTTACTTGCATTTTGTTTGGCAACTGTAACCACATTTTCTGGTAAACCACCACCAACAAACGAACCGGTCGCATATGTAGATTCAATACGAGCCGCAACATTTGAATAGTCTGAAAAAGATTCACTCAAATCGACATTTAAATCAAGAAATTCTGAATACCAAGCATCGAGTGATTTTTTCGATTGATCGATTTTGGGTATAATCATATTTACTCGATTGAAAAGTTTAGAGTCTAAATCGACATCACCCAATGCAACTTTTAATTCAAAATCTGCTTCCATATCGTATAGCCATTTTTTTATAGACAATATAACATTCTTCACTTCATCGTTGATGACATTTAAATTGTCACGCAACAAGTCAATATTTAATAGAGAAAAGTCTAAATTTAAAACATTACGATTTGCGTTTTGTAAACCAAAAGTATTGCCATATGTTGTTGCTGTTGTTGGCATCGATGTCATATCACATGTTAAATAGCCACAAGCAAATTTTCGATCATTACTCGTTATTGGTATATTTATTAAATTGTCTGAATTGTTTGGAATGATATTATTAATGTTGTTGTTGTTGTATCCACCGCTATTCAATTTTTCACCCATTTTATATATGGTATTTTGATTTTGCATTGTAATCATTTTGTTGACTACTTAAAAAACCACTATTTAAAACAAATATTCTGGTGGCCTTTTTAAATATATATAGTGAAAAAAAAATACTAATAATCTGTATAAAAAATATATTTATTAAAAATGATGATATGGTTTTAACATTTTTTGTTAGAAATCAAACATTTCATCTACAGTAGTATCATTATTTATAAAATTATTCTCCAAATCGCAATCATCCATATGATGATGATGGTAGTTATTGGAACCGTTTGTGATATTTGAAAACATATATTTACGAGTTGTTGGTATGATGAGATCATGTTTCAAACCATTTGGATGTAAAATATTATCAACTTCTAAATAACCTGGTATCCGTGGTCGCAAGTCTTCTTCATCCGACGAGCCAGTTAATATTTTGCATCCCCAGCGACCAATTGAACGATATGTATGAATTGTAATATTACTTAAATTATAATCATGCTTAATTGTAGGCAATGAATATTTGTATAAATTGCACGTACTCGGCTCAATTGTTTTAATTAAATAATTTAAAACTGTATTGAGAAATTTTGAAACGCCAATCACAATTCTATCAGCGTCTGAATTATGAAACCATGCCATGTCAATATACAAATCTGGGTATAATTCCATATACATTAAATTCTGCATAAACGTATAAAATTTCCAAGTAGAACGTTCAACATCACTATCGGATCTATTGCGATTTAAACGCATCTCATCACATCGCATAGTATTTGTATCAACGATGGCAATTGAATTGATATTTGCCACCGCGTCTTTAATTTCACATTTTTCACGATAAACACGAAATCCCTTGCGAAATGTTTCAAATTCTAATGCCATCTCTGGGTTCTTTTCATTTGGCACAACATTACCAAATTGTGTCAAATATCTATCCATAAATTTCCACAATATATGCCAATCAACGACATTCATTGGAGATCGGTCACTAAAATGTGGTATGGTGCCAAAACTATCATTGATACCAGCACATACGTATCCAATCATTGATGGTCCAAATGTGTCAGGATTTTGAATTCTATGATTTCTTTGGACTTTTGTTATTGGACGTCCAGTTGCATTTAAAATCGATGATTTCATTGTGCATGATGTCCCATCAATCGCCAACGTATGATTTGGTGCATTCAATTTCTGGTATTGCACTTTTTCCATACAAATTTCAAAAATTTCTTGTTCCGTTAGACCCATGTTTTTTTTTCTGACTTAAATAGAAAGATGAGAAGAAAATATGATTAAAATTTGAAAAATATTTAAGAATATTATACTAACAGTGTTTGGTCAACAATAAATTATAAACTATTTGCCATGATCGTTTAACTATTATATATATGTTGAGAAAAAAATATATATTATATTAAAAATATTATAATTTCAAATTTAAAAAAATAATTTATATATAGATAAAAGGCAGAATAGTGTATTTGTATGGTGGGTGTTGAGAAAAAAAATATAATATGGCAACATTCACAGCAGAAGATGTTAGAAATTCACAAAAATTTTCTCAAACCAACTACACGATACGATTAATAAAACGAATGCACGAAACACATCCACATTTGGCATCATGGTTAAAATATACTATACGCGATGCGACAATAAATGATTATTATGTACCAGCGACTTTAACTCATGCATGTAAAGTCATTGAAATCCAAATACCTGAAAATCTATGCAAACTATTGTCTTGCAATGCAATGAAGGAGAAAAGTACATGCACACCAGACGAGCCGGCAAGTTATTATTATGTTGGTGACGATGGTTACGATGTTCAATGCCAGCCATCGTGTTATAACACAATAATTGACACTAGTCGCTACAAAGATGGCAAAAAAACACAAAATACGCCGACACTCATGTGGAACCCCGTACAAAGTGTGTGTAGGCAAATTGATACGCCAACGATGCGTTGGTTAGAGAAGCCATTTTATCGTTCTGATACAAAATACGAGTTGCGGTTAAATGACATGCCCACTGGATTCTCTCGCATCACTGATAACGAAAATCCATTTGGACCTGGTGTATCATATGCTATCAATAAATCGTATTGTAAATATTATGACCGTACATTAACCGAAGAAGGATCATGTGATTTTACTAAATGGGAAAGTGTTTTAGATCTTGCAGTCGGTATGAATGCAATAAACACTGCAAAATCTGGTATACGTTGGTTGACCAGTGAAGGCGTACCGTTTGCATTGCCTGAAAATTTACCAAAATTACCAACAGAATTGGCTAAAGAACATACCGTAGATGGTTGGAAAGCAAATATTAATAAAGATTTTATAATACCCGAGTTAATTGATACATCACCAAGAGCACCAGATCGAAAAAATTTCAAACCTAACAAAACAACACAACATCACATTCATAATATGCGACAACATGCTGAAATACACAATTCATCGGATTTATCAAATTTCACTCGACTACGCATGGGTTTAAATGCAAAACCAACAGATGTTTCAAAAACATCATCATCATCAGCAGCAGTAGATATATCGATGGATAGTTTAAAATTTAAATCGCAAAGGCATTCACGAAAAAAACGCGATGCTAATGATGAAAACTTGGCCGATGGCAATGATAATGATCATACTGGGCCAACTGAACGACCCGAATGGTTAGACATCGTTAGTAAGGTGTTGAAAGTCATTTGCAAAACTGTCGTAGATGAAAGATTTTGGAAGGGTCTCATTCTTAATCACGCCATCGATGGCGTTCTAAGTATAATTAAAAAAGAATGTGCAAAAATCGTTGAACGCATGACTGCTATTTTGGGACAAAATATCTTAAGATTGACAGGCTCAATTGGTGAACGCGTCTTTGCCGCAGGTATCCAGGGACTAGTATTGCGAGTGGCGAGCGAAACAGCTTTACGTGTCGCAGCAAAGTCGGTTATTGCATTAGCGAAAATATTAAGTGCTACCGCTTCGGTCGTTGGTTGGGTATTAATTGGAGCAATGTTCATTGATTTGGTATTCACATTCTGGGATCCATTTGGCTATCAAAATCTTGTACCAAAAGAATTTCCAAAAGAATTTGCTCGTCAGGGTGAACAGGCATTGCGGAAAGCGTTAAGTAAACCCGACGTGACATATACATTCGAACAGCTCGCATTGTTGGTATTCGACTCTAAAGATTTAATGGTTATACAACTCGAGAGCTTAACCGATAGTCTTATTTATTTGGATTCATTAGTCGTGAATTCAGAAGGTTCGCGCATTGATAAGGGTAAAGAAATTACAATTCAAGGCAATGGCGATATTGATGATTATACAAAAGTCGCAAATGAATCAATGACCGAACGTATAAAATTTAACCCGAAAACTTTCTATGATTATAATAAAAAATTTATGGTTCGCATTGAATTGAATACTTATATCAATTATACGAGCGCTATTGCAATTCTAGCATCTGGAATATTTTTATTAATAAAAATATTAAGTGCTACCGCTTCGGTCGTTGGTTGGGTATTAATTGGAGCAATGTTCATTGATTTGGTATTCACATTCTGGGATCCATTTGGCTATCAAAATCTTGTACCAAAAGAATTTCCAAAAGAATCCGAACGTATAAAATTTAACCCGAAAACTTTCTATGATTATAATAAAAAATTTATGGTTCGCATTGAATTGAATACTTATATCAATTATACGAGCGCTATTGCAATTCTAGCATCTGGAATATTTTTATTGATAAAATTCAATGTGATTTGTATGATTCTCATATTCATTGCAATAGTTGTATTGGCTATTGGTCGAATGTGTTTACAAATTGATTCGTTGGTTGATGTTTTATTAAAATATCGAAATAATACTAACCATTTCGATGTACCAGGTTATTCTCAGACTTGATCTGAATTAAAATTAAAAATTTTTGACATTAAATATCATAATCATCAAGTATTTACCCATTTCATACAATATGCCTTTGATATCGAAATGTTCAAAAAAATATTTCAAAAAATCTAAAACCTATGATTGAATACAATGTATGTGCTTCTGCTATTGGCAATGGGAGAGAACAATGTAGCAGTATGAGGGTATTTCTGGTTTTAAATATTGTTGAATGACCCTCTGTACAATCTGTGAATAATGTTTTTTTTGTATAGGAGGCTATATGGTTGTGGGCTATAATGTTAATTTATAACACGTGTATGTTCAAAATTGTCATTTTTGTTGTTTACGAATTGTGCTTAATCAAAGTACTATAGGTATATTATACGTAATCGATACATGCATTTTGACATAAACATCAACGTATATTTTTTTTGGAATGAAAGACTTGTGCAAAACTTGAACGTTATAATTCAAAATTTGTATTGAATAATAAC